TTGCTCGTGGCCTGAATCGTGCGGGCCGCCTCGACTGAGCCGCGCTCGAAAGCGCCAGGATGTTCCATGTGGCCGCCGATGCCGCCGCCGCCAAAGATTGCCGGCGAGAACTTGCCTAGCCGTGGCCCAGAAGCAGCACCACTTGCCTCCTGCATTCCCTTAAGCGAATCCTTGATTGTTTCAAAGTAAACAGCCAAGAGCGACTTGCCCGAGTGGTTTGTCGTGCCGGTTGTAACCTGCTGGAATATGTCCTCTACAACTGCTTGAAAGCCGGCCAGCTCCGCAATTGCCTCTGACAGTACGCCTCTGAGCGTGTCGCCCCAGCCCGAGAACACGCTGCCTGAGCGGCCAATCAGTTCCATTCCTTCCAGCCAGAGGTTTACGAAGTTCGTGATATTGGGGGCCAGTTCCACGGCAATACGGTCAGACACGCCGCGCAAGACCGTGCCCATCACGGTCAGAGCATCGTTGGCGGCCTCGACCTCGGCGGCGTCAATGCGTGAAATCCCCAGCCCGAAGCGTTCGATGGCGTCGGCTGATTGCCGGATTCCTTTGCCGCCCTGAGACAGCAGGTTAATAAGTTCAAATCCACCCTTGCCAAATACTCGCATTGCCTCCTTGGCACGCCTTGCTGGATCTTCCATTTTTGCAATTGAGTCAGCGACAGCGAAAAAACGCTTATCTAGCGACATGCCGCCTGAGCCGATGTTCTTGCCCATATTCAGCATATGGTGGGCAAGCGTTTCAACATCGGTTCCGGCCAAGTCGGCAGCCAAACTCAGCTTTTGCACGGCCTCATTCGTGAGCCCCAGGCGGTCGGCCAGCTTGGCTTGCCGGTCGATGTTGGAGAACGACTTACTCAGCGCGTGAACCGACGCCACAGAACCGACGATAGCCGTCGCCATCGCGCCGGCCTGCCGCGCCACGCCCGTAACCGTCTGGCTGGCGAACGTCTGGGCTACCTTCCCGGCTTTTCCGAATCCGGCAACCCATTGGCCCGTATCAAGGACCAGCTTTGCCGCTAGCGTGCTGATCGTGGTGGCCATTGAACTTTGCGTTATGACGTTCTGAGAAGGCGAGCAGCCCGCTATACACCTCGTCTAGCGTTTGCTCTCTCTCGCTGGGTTGGATCGGCAACAGGTCTTTCAAGTCCACTCGCTTGGCCCCCAAGGCGTACATGATTCCGGCGGCTGCGAGTGCCCGGCTTAAGTCCGCCCGGTCTGCGCCAAGCGGTTCTAGCTGAGCAAGTCTCTTGAGTTCTTCGTATTCTCGGCTGGACAGAGTTCGCTTCCAGGCGCTTCGGCTTCCGAACCCTGCGCCGAGGGCGACGTGCCACTCCCATCGCCGCAGGGGGGTAAGTTTTTTTCAATTTCGCTCAGCTCCTCTTCGCCAATGCCGTTGAGCTTCTGCGCCTTGAGGAATAGCCGCGACACCGCCCCGCCGTCACGCTTGCCGAGGATGGCCGCCAGCTCGGAAATCTCGTCGGTGGTCTTGGCCATGAAGTCGCGGGCCTGAGAATTGGCCAGGCAGGCAGCCACCAGGAAGGCGCGAAAGCCGACGTTGTTCTCTTGCTTGGTGGCTTCCTTGTGCTCCAGCCAAGGAATGTCAACCCGCTCGTCCCGCTCGTCGGAGCCGAGGGCTGCGACGTAGGCGACGACCGAGGGGCCGAACTCATAGACGGGAACCGGCTCGCAAGCCAGCGGGCACTTGTCGGCCGCGAGCTGCTTCAGTTTGTCGAATGTCAGAACGGGCATGATTAGGTCCAGGTGATAATGGTCGTGAGCCGGAAGCGAACGCGGCGGACAACGGCCCCATTGGAAACGAACGGCTCCGGGCTGGTAGCTTTGACCCAGGCAGAGAATGTTGCCGTGCGAGTAATAGGCGACGGCAGAACAACCTTCCACGAGCCAATCGTGCGGGCGTTGAAATCGGTGTCGATCAATTCGTCGTTCGTGTCGCCGCTCGTCCAGAACATTTCAATCTCGACCTCACCGGGATCTTCCGGGTCAGACGGGACGTTGTATTGCACCGTGTCGTCCAGGTCGGTGCAGTTCACATCTTCCCGCGAGAATTCGGGAAATTGAATGCGGCGAATGAACGTGATTTTCGTCGGGCCGGCAGTCACGCGGTGAAACGTGATCCCGTGGCCGATGTTCTTGGATTGTGCCATTTGCTGCTAGGCTCCGATGGTGAGTACAGGACTAACGCCGGATTGCTTCGCGGCAATGGCTAGGGCCTCTTCCCCAATGCCTTGGCCCATCTTCTGTTTGAACTTCTCAAAGCCAACGGTGTTGCCAGTCTGCTGGGCTGGTCCGATGAACGGGTAGCCCCGCGCTGACGACCGCCCTTTGCCCTTCTTGTGGCCATGCTCCACAAGGTGCGCGTAGCGGCTAGGGTTGCGATAGATCGCATCCTTGAAGCTCGCTAGCACGAAACGCACGGCCGCCTTCTCTCGCTCTAGCGGCTTCAGCGTGCCATCCTTCTTGAGTTCTAGACGGCGCGCCTTCAGTTCCCTCTGGGCAGCCCCATAACCTCGTAGCGATTCCTTCCGCAGCATCTTGCCGGACTTCCGCTTAGGGCCGACAAGTACATAAGCCGGCTTGCCGTGATGGGCCGAGTTGTAGGAGGCGTCTGGGATCGTGACTTTGACACCTGGCGACTTCGCCAGGAGGCCGGATTGACGGCGAGCGAGTTGGGCGGCCTTATCGCGAACGATACCTCCCCAGTCGTTGAGGGCCACGCGCACGACGCGAATACCGACGCGCCGCGGCAGTTCCCGCATCGCCATTCCGATATGGGCCAGGCTACGAGGGTCAAATTCCAGGGCGGCGAGCCTCACGGAAACACCTCCATGCGCAGCGCCTTGACGAATCGGCCGCTATCACTTCCCGCACCAACTGGCACGTAGTCGTCGCTCTGGTCGTCAACGAATAGCCGTTTGATCGTTGTGTCGCCAAGCGTGCCGGTGAATCCGTCCAGCGTCCGCACGGCATCGGAGAGGGCCTCCGCCTGGCTGTCGCGGTCGGCGACACATTCCACGTCAAACGAATGGCTGAATGGGGCCTCGCCTTGGGCGTCGTCTAAGGCCCGCTCGTGGCGAACGCTGGACCGCTGAAAGAAAATGAACGGCCGCGGCGGGCCTTGCAGCGGATGGTCCTGGTACATGCGCGGGCCGATGAGCGCTTGGATAGCGCCCGTGTTAATGAACTTGTTGCGCAGGTTTTCGGCCAACGTCGTCACCGCGTTTCCTCTCCGCAAATGAGTGTTAGCCTCTGGCCGTTCTGCTGCTCGTCGATGATCTGCGCGATGTTCAGCCGCCGCGGGCCGATGGTCAGGTAATCGGTGTGCTGCAAGGGCTTCTCAGGGTTGCCCCAGATTTCCATTGAATGAACCGCGACGGCTCCCTGCTGGCCGGCCGTCTCAGGCTCGCTCACCGAAAGCGTCTTGAAGTTCTTCAGCGGCACGTCTCGCATCCATACCACGTCCTGGCCTTGGGGCTGGCCGTCGGCGCCTTGGGCTTGCGTGGGGCGGTGGATGGTGGCGATGGGGTTGGGCATCATCCGAACGTCCCCGCTAACGAGCCGCTGAACTCGCAACCCAGCAGCGACTGACAGGCCATAGCAACCGGCCCGCCGACGCTGCCGACTGCCGAGCGATTCTCAAACCAGTGGTTCACCAGCATGAGGATTGCCAGCTTGATAGTTTGCGGAACTGCTGTCGCCGCTCCGTAGCCGGCGACATAGACCACACGAACCGCACCAAGTTCCTCAATTGTGTCCGGCCAAATCTGACCCCAGGCCAATCCGATCCTAGCCGGCTCGCTGGAGACATCGACGACGTAGGTTGCCGCCGATAGCGTCTGCTCCGTCCCTGCGTAGTCGTCGTATTTCACGCTCGTTACGCTCAAGCCTGGCGGCCTTGGTAGCCGGATGGCGTATTCTTCCTTCCAACCTGGAAAGCAATCTCGCGTCAGCTTCAGCGTCTGGGTAATAAACGCCTTGCCGGTGACGCGCTCGCAGTAAATCCGGGCGGCCTTAATGAACCCCTGCAAGTCGTTGTCGTAATAGCCGGCGTCGTCCGAAATGCCGCACTGCCGCCGAGCCTCTGGCAAAGAGACCGGCTCCGTCGTGGGCTCGACAGTGACTTGCAGGCCGAACATTAGCGCTTCGTCGTGGGAACCATGTGCTCCGGTGCCGCGGGCGCTTCCTTGTTCAGCTCGTCGAGGCGATCCTGAGCCACCTTCTTGACGGTCGGGCGCTTATCGTTGGCGATGATGTGGGCCAGGCGGTCTTTGCTCCTCATCCGGCCGATCATTTCCAGCGCGTCGGCCTGGTTCTCGTCCGACAGGGGTGAGTCGTCGGCGTGCGCGTCAGCCTTGGCCTTCGGCTCGTCCTCTGCCTTCACGGCCGCGTTGCGCCGCAGCCAGCGGTTGGCGTGGTCGTCGGGCAGGTCGTAGGTCTCGCCCGCCTTGTACGACTTGGACCGCTCCGGGTCCGGCTCGCCGTTGGGCTTGATCTGCGGATAGTCGGCGTTCTTCAGGAACTTGATGCGCATAAATGCTCCTCTTTCTTGGCGTTTCGTTGACGGTAAGCTTCGTCGGTTTTCTGACCCCACGCGCGATCATTTGGGTAATCGCTTTCGCCCAAGTGCTCGACGCGCACCTTGCGGGTAGCGAACAAGCGGCAACCAAGCTCATTCATCCGGTGGCTGTTGAGCCAATCCTCGGGAACGCACTCGGCAACTCGCTCGCCTGTGGACGTGCGGCGGATGCGATTCATAAAGTCGAAACAGATTTCATCCGCCCAAGGCTTCGTGATGTTCGCTACCCAGAGTCCGGTGTTGAGAAGTAGCGGACCCTCGACATGCGCTTCTCCGAACGTCTCGGGCAGGGCCAGCACTTCGGTCATCGTCAGCCGTCTCGGAAGCCAAATATCTCCCGTATAGACCGCCGTGCTCGAAATCCCCTCCATAGACTTGATCGGGACCACCGCCGAAACCGCGTCGGCATTGTTCGCGACTAGTTCGTCGAGCAATGTATCGACCCACCACGGCGCTGGCGTGATGTCGTCGTGGATCATGGCGAAGTGCGTGAGCGGCACTCCGCTGTCCCGCAGGTTCAGGGCTTCCGACCATGCTCGATTGAACGAGTAAGGCAGGATCGTTGACTGTGATTTGAGCAGCGCACCGATAACGGCCTTGCGGGCAGGGAAGCGGTAGAAGCCCTCAGCCGCCCCATCGTCAGCGATTTGCCTGCCCCGGCGGCACATGGCCAAGGCAACCAACGGTCTCTCTACCGTCTCGCTCACTCTCTGCGGGTCGAGAACGGCAATCGAACCGTGCCGCGAGAGGAGCTTCATCCCGCCGTTAATGAGTGCCGTCACGGCGTTCGTTACGCCCTCGTCCCACCGCCCGTCGTACTCACCGGGCACCGTTCGGTAGTCATGGAAAGCCAATCGACCGCCATGGCGCAGGGCCTTGACGGCAACCTTCACATCGGACATCACGGAACGGAAGTCATGTGCCCCGTCGATGAATGCCAGATCAACGCTCTCCGGTTCAAGCATCGCTTCCTGTGATGTGCCGACGTGAACCGTTACCTTCTCGCGGACGCCGTAGCTGTGTAGGTTCTCGTTGAACTGACTGAGCGTATCGCCTGGGATCGGAGTCCCGCGGCCGTCGAACGGATCGACCGCATGGATATGCTCTGCGGTCTGCGCCATGCAAATTGTCGATCGTCCGCAGTAGCTGCCGATCTCCAATACCGACTTGCCGCGCGCCAGCTCCGCCAGCGCGCGGCCCTCTTCTTCAGTGAGCCAGCCCAACACCTCGTCGGGGAATTTCACGTCAAGCCTCTTAGTCAATGATCGCGGAAGCCGGGTTCGCCTTCGCATAGCGCGCCGGGTAGAGAACGATTTCGATTGAAACTGTGGCGTTGACTGCCGTTGCGGCCTTCACCGAGAAGCAATCGAACCCGCCGGCCACATCGAGGTCGGTAGGCTTGATGTCGATGACGTACATCAACTGCTTGGAGTTGGTGGTGCTTGTCGTGAACGTGTTGGACGTAACGGCCGTTTCAACGAGCGTATCGGTCGCGGCGCAATCCGTATTCGCGTACACCGTTGAGAAGGCTAGCGCCTTGCCGCTAGTATTGGCAACGTCCGTCGCCTGATTCAGCGTGATCGCCGATCCGGTAACGGTCGTCGTATTGAGGACAATGATCGTGACCTGTGCGCGCTCGTAGTTTTTCAGCGAGACGAAGTCCGAAGTCGAGGTAGACGGCACTTGCGGACCAAGTCCGTAGACCTTTTTGGTCTGCTCGTGAAGCATCGCGTTGGCATTGATGGTCATATATGGTTTCCTTTCATGGATTGGTTGTGGTTTAGCGGGCTTCCAGCGCGACGTATGGCGAATACGTCGTGCTGCCGTCGCGGGCCGACATGGCGGTTGACCACCACGGCACACCGCCGACGCGAAGAACGAACTTGAACGCCATTAGGTCTTGGTCAAACCATAGGTGCATCGAGGTCTCAACTCGCGGGTTCGGGCCGGACTTGAGCACCGCGAGATATTGGGTGAAGTCAATAAAGGCGATGTCGCCCTTGTCGCCCAGCGTCTCGCAAACCTGATTGGGAATCACGGGACGACCGAGCAGCGTGCCGAACGGCGAAGCGCTCAGGCCGCCCGGCGGGATATAGAGCAAACCGCCCCAGCCCGTGACGGCATTTCCGACCGCATCGCGGCCAGGCAACGAGAGGTTCGTCAGTTCGGCCTCGATGTCCTGATTGATGAGCCATACCGCGTTCTTGCGGCACGGGGCGTACATCCGCATGTGCATCTTGATGACGTTCAGGCCAATCAGCGTGTCCGCCGTCTGAGAAGTTTCCTTACTGACGGTGACGAGCGCCGGACTGTTGAGGACTCCCAAGGGCTGGCCAACGCCCGTGCCCTGGAAGATTGCCAGATCGACCTTGTGGGCGATTTTGACCGGGGCCTTCTTGCGGAGCCAGGAATCGAGCGCCGAAGCATCGGCCATCGACTCCTCGGTCATCGGGACCAAGGCGCGAATCTTATTCGCCTTCACCGTCCGTTCGCCAAGCTGTGGCTTACTCTGCGTGGCAGCAGCCGCTTCACCGTCCCAATAGGCTTGGATGCCACCCGTCGTCTGCCAGGGCGACGTCTCGTCCATCGGGCAGGTGAACTGATTGCCGTCAACAGTGACCTGATCACACTTGGCGAGTAGCGATTCCTCAGCGAGCACCGTCTCCATGATGCTGTTGCGGAAATCGGGTGGGACCGCGAAGCCGCCGTCAGCACCAGAGCTTTCGTTGCCGTAGGTCGTCGCTGCGGCAAGGCGTTCAAGTCGCTGGTCGATTGACCCACCGCGGCTGCATGCCTTGGCGACGGCCCAGGCCATGTCTCCCAAGCTGCGAAATCCGCCGTTCTTGATTCTGCTAAAATCTTCAGCGGCACGAATGGAGGTCTTTGGCTTGAGACGATTGCCGTTTGGAGTGTAGCCCTCGCCCTCACCCTCGCCATCATCTGGCTTCGCCGGCTCGGCCGCCTTGGTGACGCGCCCCGCTGGCTTCAGCACGAACTGCTGCTGAGCTTCGAGTTTTTTCAGCCGCTCGATTTGCTGAATTGCATCATCGAAGGCGGCTAGATTTCGGTCAACTTCGGCAGCCTCCTCGATTGTCCAATCTCGTTTTTCGGCTTCCGCCTTGGCCTTGAGCGTTTCGTTTTCGGTGAGGAGCGAAGACGCTCGCTCCTGAAGTTCGTCGATTGTCATTGCGTGACCCTTGGGCCGCGCAACAAAAAAGCGCGGCGGTTGAACTGGTTGGTTCAACGGGTCGCGCTATGCACGCAAAGCGGTATGCCGTTCTGTGGGCAGCCTCTATCCGGGTCACGCCGCGGATGCGGGCTGCCTGATTGATTTAGACAAACCTATTTCCTCTTTCCTTGCAACGGCTTTGTACCAAACTGTTGCGCTGTGGTTTTGCTGACTCCGAGCGCCGCCGCAATGCTGCGCAGTGGCTCACCGGCAGCGTGGCGCTGCTTGATTTCCATGCGCTTCGGCAGCGGCAACGGCTTGCCACGCTCAGCCATCGAATTCCTTCCCAGTGGCTTTGAAGCAGACGTGATCCGGCTCGTCAATGAACCGATAGACCAGTCCGCGACGTTCCATCTCGCACAAAATTCCGTGAGTTCGTTCTGCATCGTCCCCACGTCCCGGCCACGTATGCAGTCCTCCACCAAAGAATGACCAGCGTCCTCTGCCGGCAACAAACGCCAGAAGTTCCCGGTAGTTGTCAGGCGTCATTCCAAATTCGTCTGCCATCACCCTGCTTCCCTAATCTTCCCCACGAGCAACCGCATCTCATCCATCCGCAGCCGCCTCGCGTCGAGCGCCGGCCTTGGTTCGGCTGGCGGCGCTTCGCCGAACTTGCGATCCAGGTAGCGGGCCACGTAGGCCGCCAGGCGGGCCTCGATGACTTCGCGTGACTGGTCGAGGAACACGGCGTCAAGTAGCTGCGCCCCTTTCCAGAGCACCGACAGCGGCAGGCGGTCGATGTCGATTGGAGCCGACAGTAACCCGTCAACCGCATCTCCGGTATCAACAATGTCGGAAGCGTGTAGCACCCGCGGACGCCAGAGCGGGGTCACGCCGGCCGGCCCTTCGTCCCCTTCGTCCAGTTGCACCAGCCCGCCCTTGCCGTCGTCGATGAACCGATCCGGCTCGACAACGATGGATGACGACAGCGCCGCCGGGTCAGACTCCGCGAGGTTCATCACATAGATCCCCAGCGGCTTGCCACCTTCGGGCGGAGTGTCGAGCGCCGTGGGGTCAAAGTGCAGATCGCCGCGCACGGCATCGACCGTCTTGCCAGTGCGTTCGTCTGTCGCTGAGTCCATCCGCAGATCGCGGACGCGGCCCAGAAACTTCCCTAGGCCGTCGCTCGACATATCTGGGTGCGTGAATCGAGACTTCAGCCCGCCGCTTTTGGCGTTGCCTAGCCGCTCGATGCCGACAAGGGATTCCCTGTCGAACTGCCCGCGGCCTTGCGACTTGAACGGCCCGAGCTGGGCAACGACCATGCCGCGGAGCACGTTCGCCGCGCGGTCCACTCGCGAGCCGAGCGACTTGAATGAGGCACGGAGCCATTGGGGTTTGGGTTGCATGGCGGGCATTATGTGAACTCCCGAAAATTGACTTTGCGTTCAGTCTCAAGGTCTGCCGGGCGAACTATTTCTAATTTCATCCCATCGTGCAGCACTCCCACTCTTACCCCCGGTGGCATCAGCACTTTCATGTGCATTCCGAGATTGTGAATCTGTTCAGGAGCGAGACGCGACTCCACGGTTAATACCACCACATCGCCAGAATTCGGGCGCAGTAGTTCCACGGAACGAATTGCGATTCCAGACAAGTAATCGTCGGCGGACAGTATGCCTTTCATTACGCTGCTCCCTTCGCGGACGCTGCCGCTAAAAGATACTCGCGCAGCTCAACCGCCTTGGCTTCCGGCGTCGGGTCCGCGCTGGGTGATTCAAAATGCTTGGTCAGAAACAACACCACGGCGATGTCGATCGCTTCGGGTGGTGCGCTGAGGCATGCCCCCAGGACGCCAGCGGCCGGTAGCAGAATTTCGCGGCAGTAGTCGCGGTGTTTGGCAAGCCACTGCGTACGCGCGTCGCCGTTCAGGTTTCTCACGTCGCCTTCGCGCTTCAGCATCCGCCGGCAAGCGTCAACCAATACCGCCATCGTCCGCTCTTGCACGCGGGCCAGCGGTTCGTCATCCGTCGGCGCGTCTGCCGCCGGTTCGTCGGTCGAATCCTCCGGCGGGCTGGGCTTCGGTTGCGTCATCAGCTTGCCGGCATCTTCCAGTGGGATCATAGCGCCCTGAATAAACCGCCGGTCGCCGTCTGGCCCAATGCCCTTCATGTTCAGGTATCGACGGCCTTCGTTGATCGAGAACACGCCGATGTTGACCATCTCGCGGACGTGCTGCGTTTGGGCTGCGGTATCGCCCCGCGCTCGCTCGCTCAGGTCGATGACCGTGACCAGCGTAGCCTGATTGTTCCGGCCGAATAGCTTAACGTCGGCTTCGCCCTCACCGCGTTCGGCCCACGGGCGCAGGCAGTCGAGCACAAACTCCAGCCCCTGGTGCTCGATGTTGTTATTGGTGGAGCGTGTCAGGTCCGCCACCATATGCGGCGGCACTCGGAAGATGCGGCAAATCATCGCCGGCGTGAGCTGCATTTGCTCGACAAGCTGCAACTCTTCCGGTGGCAAACTGGTCTGCTCCCACTTCAAGCCCTCTTCCAAGATTGCCAGAGTGCGGCGGTTCGTCGGGCCGCGGTGGCGACGCGCCCACGATTCCTCCAGGTTCTTCCTGGCTGGGTCGGACAATCGCGACGGATGAGTCAGCAGTCCGCCAGGCGTCGAATCGTTGGCGTTGAACGAGCCAGCGTTTTCCTCTTGTGCCATCGCCAGCCCGATCGTGCGGGCGTGCATCCGAATCACGGACCAACCCACGAGCCCGTCAGGAGACGGCCCCATTAGGTGGAACATGTCGCGCTGCTGAAGATACGTCGGCTTCTCGCCATCGTTTTGTACCTCGTACAACAGCGTTCCGGCGTCGTTTCGCACGATTCTGACGCGGCTTGGATACAGTTGCCACAAAGCCACCGGCCTCCCGAGCGTATCCCGCTCGATTTCTGCGTAGCCGTTTCCCCAGACTAGCGCCCAGGCCCAGAGCGTTTCGCGGAAAGAGAACGACGTGGTTTCATAGTTCGGCTGAAAGTTCAGCAGCCAGTTGAGCGGGTGCGATTCCAGCGGGTCAGTAGTTCCGTCCCCGGTCAGCTTGGCGACGCGCCACGGCATCCCGGCCAGCGATTCGCTGATAACCTTGACGCACGCCCAAACTGTCGTTTGGGTAAGCGCCGAGATTTCATTGACCTGAACGCCGGCCGTGTTGCGAACGTAGCCGATCCCGCGATGAGCGCTGTATTCCGGGTCCGCTGCCTCAGTGCGCGGTGCGAGCGACTGCGGCTTGGGCTTCGCTGGTTTTCGCTTGGCGGTCTTTTGTTTTGCCGTTCGTGGCTTCAACACAGGACCTCCCAGGAAAGCTCCTCGACGGATTCATACACGACGATGTATCCGAAACGGATAAACATATTCCCCAACGCTTCGCTGGCAGTAAGTGACAACAACCTGCCTCCCTTGCGGATCGCCGAAATACAGGACGTTAAGTCACAGTGTCGCACTTCAGCCGTCCAGCACTTCATGGGCGGTGACGGTGACGGCGGCTCTTGCGGAACAACCAAGCCGGACTGTCTTTGTTTGTAGCTAATCATCTTCATCCCCCCAGTTGCCTCCCCACGTCGTCGCGGGCTCGCCTTGCGGCGGGACTGTGGCAAGTTCGGCGGAGCCGCCAATACTCGCGATGCCGCGCTTGTCATACACCGAAGGCCCCGCATCTGCAGCCGCCATCGCCCGCGCCATCACCAGCGCTACAATCCCGTCGATTTTCTTATGATCGTCTGGCTTCACTAACATTCCATTGCGAGCCTTCGTAGCGTTGCCGGCTTGCCAGTCCAGGCAGGGATTGCCAGGGTGCTCGACGCGCCTTGCAATCACGTCCTCCTCGACCAGCCGCATCGGCTCTTCAAAGTCTGACGGCTGCTGACTGTACTCCACAACCTTTAGCCCGTCCTCATCTTGCAGGACTTGGGCGAAGTATTCGGCCAGTTTCTTATCGTAAGCGATTGTCTGCAAATCGAACTTCTTGTTGGCATCGTTGATAACGCGACGGATGTACGGGTAGTCGGTTACGTTGCCGTCCGTCAGCTTTAGATGCTCGTCCGCGTCCCACGTGTGCCACGGTGCCTTGTCGGCGTTGATCTTGGCTGACACCTCTGGCAGGAAGAACCACACCCACAGCCGGAACCGCGGCGGGTCATGCTCACCCAGAGGGAACAACAGGACGAATGCCGCCGTGTCCCATTTATGGGCCAGGTCAAACGCGCCGAAGCACCGCTGCCCCAGGAGATCCTCCTCGGTGTACTCCGCCCGGCACTTCGCCCAATCGCTCGGCCGCAGCCAGGGGTTGCTGCTGTGCTGCCAGACGTTGAGTCGGTATTTCTTAAACGTCGCCAGCTTCTCAATCGTGACCTTGGACCGCTCATAGTCGGTGCGGATTTCTTTGGCTTCAATCAGACGGCCCATCGACGGGTTGCAGGCGTCCGCGATGAGATTGAAGTCCTTTTCTAACTGGTCGTCGGTCACGTCCTGCGGTGCCGCATAGATGGCCGCAAAGTGCTCCTCGTCGGTCACTGTCCCGGCCAGCACTGCCGCCGAGTAGTCAAACGATTCTTTGCCGTAGCCATCTGGGTTGTCGCCCGCGGTCGAGAATTCGCACCACAGCGCCTCGCTGCGGCTGATGCCGGTTCGGCTAATGGTGTCCACGAACACTCGATCAACTACGTGCGTCTCATCGACCAACACCGAACCATTCAAACCTTCCTTGCTCAGAATCGTGCGGCTGTTGCTGCTGGACAGCGGCCGCATGATCGAGCGGCTCGGCTCGTGGGTAATCTGGACGATGCTTTTATTGAGCGCGCACTCCGACCGAAGTTCTTCGGATTGCAGCCACATTTCAACGGCGTGCTTGCCGGCGTTCATGCGTGCCTGCTCGCCGTCCTTGGCGGCAAGGAAAACCTTCTGCCCTGGCTCGCCGTCGCCTGCAAGGAGGTACAGCCCAAGCGCCGCCAGCGTCGGCGACTTGCCCTGTTTCTTGGGAATCCAGATAGACGACTTCTTAAACCGTCGAACCTCCCGGCGCCACCGCTCGCTGTGCCGAACCCAACTGAACAGCCGCATAAAGCATTCGTATTGCCAGTCGATCCGGTGGCCGGCCGCAACGCAGTCTTCAAACGCTTCAGATCTTTCGAGAACTGCTTTAGGAGGCGCGTCGCTTGGATCATCCCAGCCATGAACCGCGTACAGTCCAGAGTGATCGCACTGCTTGCAGCCGTGGAGAATGAGCGGTTGACCGGCATAGCCTTCGCCTTCGTAGAGCTTACAGAACCGCTCGATCCAATAGACCGTCCACGCGCCGCGCAGCACATCGAAGCGGCAGCCATTCGCGGCGGCTCGCTCGTCGCCTTCGTTGCGCGTCCATCGGGTTGTGTCGCAGTCGGTCATTCGTCGTCGTCTTGTTCTCGCTCTGAAAATTGAGGCACGTAATAATTCCACGACTCATCTAGGACGTACCAAATCTGGCGAATTGGGTCGAACAATCCACAATCCGTTCCAATGCGTAAATCCCTCCGTGCTTCCTCTGTGATCACTTTCATGCTCTGGCCCTCGTGGGGACGGTCTTAGCCTTCGGCTCCGCCTTGATCCGCGTGATGCTGCTGGCCGTCAGCCCGAACTCAACCGCGAACTCTTTGACCAGCCGCATCGACTCTTTCGCAATCTGCACCGCTGGGTGAGTCCGCACACAGCCCGTCTTGGGATTGGTCGTCGTCAGCCCCTCGGTCGCGATGATGCCCTCGGCAGCCTGCCAGCGGCTATACGCCTGGCAGTAGGCCGCAATCGCCGCCCGATAGACGTGGGCCATGATGCCCATACGGTCCAACTCGGGCACGATCCGCTTCCACTCTCGGCGAGCCGCTGAATCGAGGTGCTTAGGAAAGTCTGGTGCGCCCAGCGTGGGCTGCGGCTCGTGCTGCGGCAACGGCCGGTGGCCGGGGTTGCCGTGCAGAATCTTCAGGGCGGTCGGTTTCGGTTTCGGTCCTCTCATGTCAAATAACTTTCACTTGAAAACTTGCGGGGAAATGTACGGGGCTCGCGTGCGGTCAGGGATGATGCACCTGCCAAAATGGCACCCCCCCCGGTTTGGGTGGTGACAGGTTGTCGCTGCCATATTGGCAGTATCGTATAGTAGTGTACATAATCGTTCAAACATCCTTGCCCTCGTCAGTTGGTTTGAATGTCGGTTGGGTAGTGACCGTGGTTGCTATCCACTTACTCACCTCGGCTAGTGCGTGCCGTATGACACGCCTCACACAATGGCCTGATGTTCTCGGGATCCAATGCTAGGTCTGGTCGATCAACCCGCTTCTGCATGTGGTGCCCATGCCGTGCTGGCCTTACCAAGCCCTTCTCTTCGCAGTCCTTGCACAACTCACCACTGACGATCCCTGGCCTGTCCTTGGTTCCCCTGAGCTTCTGCCATGGCCAGCCCAGCCCTCGCTCTGTGGTCGTTTGCTTGTGGTGCTTCCTTGGCCCACACCCGCACCGTCCACCTACCTTTGGCTGGCGGCAGCGTGAGCAGATGGTGGGTGGGGCGCTAGGCAATTGGGAACTCCAAGTACACTGGTTGTGCATCATGCTCTTGAACGTTGCCTTTGCCGTCCAACAGCCTAATGCGATCGTGGTGGGAGCAATCGAGAATGATGATCTTCCCTGCCTTTCTGTGCCTGTCGGTGATGACCGGCTGGGGCTTGTATCGGAATCCCCGTCGGTTCACGCTGCACCATACGAATAAAACTCTACAATCATTCCTTCCTTCGCCACCGGGGTCGATGCCGCGGCGCTCCCGCTGTACACGGTAATCCAGGCCGAGAACCTCGCCTCGGTATCCACATCGGCAGCCAGAAACACCTTTTGACCGCTGCCCACGACGTAGAACGTGTGCGTACCAGAACCGGCGCCGGTGATGACGCTCACGCCTCCAGGGACGCTGGCCAGCCCAAAGGCGTTCGGCGTAACATTGACCGCGTAATACCTTACGTTTGCAACCAGTCCGCTCGGCAGCGTGCCAGACGACGCCACAACCACCTGTTGGCCTTCCTTGATGCCGTGACCGTTGCACGTTGCCAGGCCAGTCGCGTCGGCCGTAAACACCTGCGTGGGCTGCTTCGTAACGCCCGTGTCGCTCTCCGCAACTTTGCTCGCGCCTGTCGTCTCGCCTTCCATGCGGAACTTGACCGTGTAGGCCGCGAGGTCCAAAGGATCATCGCCAACCTTAATCAGGAAGTTCAACGGTCGCAGCGTGTTGCCAATCATTCGGCGGTGCAGCATCAGCTAACGACCTCCAATTGACATTCCATCTGGCCCATGTGATCGGCATTGAGTTCCACGACGTCAGCCCAACAATCAACGAGTGTGGCAAGCGCCGGACCAGCCACAAACACCGCCACTGAAGACAACGTCGCAGCAGTCACCACTAAATCGGCACTCGCCGCGAACAACTCGCCGGCCGCCGATAGGGCCGTGCCACTCAGGGTGGCAG